AGGATTAAATGTTTAAACGCTGTTTTAGCATCATCACTAGAATTCTTTAATTCATCCTTAAATGTGTCTTTTATCTTATCAGTATTTTTCTTAATGAAATCTTTAATATCATCCATCTTACTCTCATTGATTTCACTTGGTTCGTTTTTTATAAAATCAACTTCTAAACTATATCCTGATATTACTCCGTCTTGATATTCGTGTCCAAGTAGTTCAGTACAAATCCTGTTTAAATCTTTCCTAATTGTTGCATCATCAACTCTTAGTATTTCTTCTTTATTTGATTTGTTTTCACAGGTTGCGAAAACATTTAAACTCACTTTATTACCCGCAACCCAATTAGTGTTAATAACTTTAACATCATCAATGGTAATACTAATATCATTACCAATTGTACTTTGTCTATTAACATATTTATTAACCTCATCTTGAAGTTCCTCTTTATATTGGTTTGCTTTATCTTTCAAAACGTGAAAGTTCATTGGAATTATACTATCAAAAAATAATCTTAGAGTAATTCTACGACCAAACACCACACTTATTTTTTTTTCTAATTTTCTTTTGAAAATATAGAAGTCAAAATTATTTTCAGTTCTTGTAAATGTCTTTATATAAACATCAAAATATGGTTTATCTTCAGTTGGTTTACCTCTTAATATATTTTGAACTAATTCAACTTCAGGTTGTTTAGTTTTTAACTCTGAGTTTTTATAAACCGAATTAATTAGTTTTTCGATTAAGGTTTTTATTTTTATTTCACTATCATTCATATTACCAACTTCTTGAAGATTTTAATCCTAATTTTTTACGATATCTTGACACATTACAACTCCAATATCCTGCGGTTGTTCTATCCTTCTTTTGGTCACACTTATGTCTCGCTCTAAATGATTTAGCACGACCTTTACTTGAGTTTTTAATTCTTAAATTGGGGTCACCAAATGTTACTTTCTTTACCGTCCCTTTTGGTGTTTTAACATACACCGCAAATTTCTTAGGACCACCAGGTGTTCTAAACGGACTACCTAATTTAACTTTTTTACCTCTATGTATCGCTTCATTTAATGACTCTTCAGTTTCCTCATCTTTCTTGAAAACTTCAGAATCAAATTCTCTATCACTAACAGGTGAATATTGGAAATCAAAACTATCTCTACCAAATGGGTCACGAACATCTGTATCCATTTTATCTAAATCTTTTTTGAAGAAATATGGTTTACCTTTTGTCATAAAAACAAAATAATCAAAATCTAAATCTAAAAATCTTTTAAAGTGTGGAACACCGGTAACTTTAAATTGTCTAATAATTGTCTTAAACAAAATATTGTATATATTCCCCATTAAAAATAATTTAGTAATACCATCAAATGTGATACTAAAATATCTCATAGACCCCATTTTTTTAATAATTTTTACAACGTGGTCTTTATCTAAATTTAAATTTTCTCTAAGTTCAGTTTCTTCCTCATTTTCCTCCTCATACATTGGTGCGTCTAAATAAACCTCTTCACCATTTTCAAGTAGAACTTTTTTACCTAAATCAGATTCAACAATCCAAGTATCATCTTCATTTAACTTGATTAAATCTTTATTGTATAATGACCTAACTTCATTGATTAATTTAAAATATTTTTCGGAATAAATTCGGTATACATTTTCAGATAATGATATGTCATTTTCAATATGGTATTTTAATTCATTAGATATTTTGACATTTTCTTTAACTGTCATTTTACTTTTCTTACCCCATTTTTTACCTTTACCTTTAGTTCCACACGATGATGGTGTTGGTCTACAAGCAGGATATTTTGACCTATCTTCACCATCACTTCTACCACAAGATTTACAAGTTTTTTTACCGTTAGAATCAGTACGACAGGTGTTACAATCTACCCATCCTTTTGTTTTACCTTTACCTCCTTGTCTTGCAAACCATCCGTGTAATCCTTGTTCTTTTTCTTTTGAATAATCAGTCTTAGTTCCTTCATCAAGTTCAACCTCTTCCTTCCATATTTCACCTCTACGACATTTAACAACCGCACCTGAGGCATATGCTGACGGCCAAGTATCATATTTTTGTTTTGCTAATCTAGTACATCTATCATCCTTTTTTTTCTTAGGTTTTGACTCAGATAATACTTCGTATATTAATTTATCAATATTCATAACTTGTTGATTTTATTAAATAAATATCCCATTATTGTAATATGAAACTACTTAATACGATAATTAAAATTGCCCAAGCGTATGTAGCATTTAAAATATGTTATATCTTATATTTTATTAAAACAGACCCAAGACATCATTCTATTGATGATGTGTTATGGTGGGTATCATTATTAATTCTGGATATATGGTTAAATTTGGTTGTTTTATACGGTATAAAACAAAATACTGAAATTGATGAAACTAATGATGTTGAAGTAAAGTGATTATTTAGAACGTTTTCGAAATAAGAAATACAATCCAAAGAAAAATCCCGAAATACAATACAAAATTAAATTTGCTTTCATTAAACTTCCTGTTAGAGTATAAAGATAATATTGAACCGCATCGAACCCAAAAGGATTGAAGAACATTCCCAAGACAAGACATTTCACCGCCACATTTCCCATAAATATTTGTTTCCAAGTCTTGTTTCCTACTCTCATCATCCATATAGTTTAAATTAAAATTTATGCTCATTTCAGCACAACCGATGGTTAATTATAAATATTCAAATATTTATTAAAAGAATAATAAAATATTGACATATGAAAAGAATTATAATAGACGAAAAAGAACTTAGAAGAGTTATTCGAAAAAAAATAATGGAACAAGTTTCGAATGGTGAACAAGAAGAAGAACAAAAACCAAGATGTTTAACTAATAATGTTATTCCATTAGAAGAAATTGTTGGTGGTGTTAATGATACCACAACTTATTCACCCGGTGTGTATAAAAGACAAAACGGTGTGAATTCTATGGTTGATACTTTAGGTATTCTAAATAACATCAGATTATTTAAGGATATTAAAGATGGTGGTTCACATTTATCCTATGAAATGATGAATCATTTAAATGGGTTCAGAAATAAAAATTATTATGACGAAACTACAGGTAATTGTCATAAAGCGATGGATAAAGTAATTGAACTTTATAAAGAACACGAACACGGAACTGAATTAGTTAAAGATATTGAAAGAGTTCTTAACCTTCAAAGTAGAGAGGATGAATTAACACCATCTGTTAGAGCTAAAGAATACTTAAAACAATGTTTAAACCTGTTAAAAGGTAAATAAGATATCCAGTTAGGACCGTTACCGTTTCGGTAACACTTAAAGGGGAAGGTTCGCTACCATTCCCCTTTTTTAATGCCCGATATTTATCAATAAAAACAGTTATGAAAAAAATCAAATGGTTCTTCACTGAATTAATGAATATGTATTCAGCAAAAACATCTTACTTTTCTAAAAAAAGAATTGAGTCAGGTATCGCATTTGTAATTGCACAATGGGGTATGATTTTCTTTTTATTAGAAAAACATTCAACATTAAGTATGGGTGAATTTTTACTATGGTCAGCGGCTGAGTTTGCGGTTGCAGGATGGATGATTAGTAAGATACAAAAAGAAAAGAGTGATAACAACACCCCAACTGAAGAAAATTAAAGTGGTCTAAATTGACCACTTTAACTTAAATAACCGATAATCTTGTCTTTAAGACCTGATTGTTTAATTCCCTCACGATGAGGTCGTTTAGTTATTACAAAATTACTTAACTCACTTAAATCCATATCATCAACGGCAACCCAATGTGTTACTTCAGGATGATTCTTCAAATACTCATTAATTTCATTAACACGAATCCCTTCGTAATCATTAGCAGTTTTTAATAAATGATGACCACCCTCATCAAAATCTTTCATATTTGGTGTGTAATCAATAGGGGGTTTTATACCACGAGTGATGTACATTTCAATCATTTGTGATAATGGTCCTTGTAATTTCCAATCTGAGGATACTACAATCTCACATCCTGTAATATCTATAATGTCATTTAATACCTTAACGGCTTTATCGTTGAAGTTATCCATTCGGATATCCAACGGTGTTTCAGGATTACTATCAAATCCTTTTTTCTTAAATCGACCACCCCAATTATCCGCTAAACAGATAACTCCATCGTGGTCTAAAAATAATACCTTCATATTCTATTTAATTTGGTATGCGAAATATATTTCTTTTCTCAATTTTATTGCGTCTTCGTAGTTACCGATAACCACACCATTCTTAATTGTGAATGCGTGACCTTTAACTATGATGAAGAATGTTCCTTCAGGGTTTTTCTTAATGAATGTCCCAACAGTCATTTTTCTTTTAACAACCTCACCCTTTACTTTAACATCATAATGTAATCCCCCGTATACACCATAACCAATCGGTTTAATTTTCTTGTAATTACAAGTATAACGTGCTTCGGACAATTTGTTAAGTGTTGCGAATGTACCACGAGTTCCTTGTCTTGGTTGTCTACCAAATTTCTCAGAGATTATTTTCCACGCCTTGTCATATGGAATGTCAAACGCTGATGCGAATGCTCTTACAACACAATCATTAGTCTCAGATTTAGCGATTTTTGACTCATCGTATCCTTTAATCGCTTTTGATGTTATTTCGTATGGTGCTTTCGTTTTCATATCTCAAAGATATAAAAAATCCCCAAAGTAGAATAACCTTGGGGATAATTTTTTTCGAAAACTATTGACTATTTCACTTCGTCAAATTCTACATCAGAAAAATCGTTTTCATTTACCTCTCCCGTTGGATTAGATTCGTTATACAGGTTTTGAGATACTGTTTGGAACTTTGTATTGATTGAATCAATTTTCGAGTCCAAAACATCTAATTCACGTTTTTCCACAGATTCTTTTAAACTAGTAACTAATTCCGTTAATTCAGTTTTATCCGTTTCAGATATTTTATCATCCAAATCTTTAATTGATTTCTCAGTTTGGAATACAACACTGTCAGCCTTGTTAATTAATTCAGCCTCTTCACGTAATTTGTTATCTTGTTCTGCATTTGCTTCAGCTTCAGATTTCATTCTTTCAATTTCTTCTTTAGACAATCCTGATGATGCCTCAATTTTAATTGATTGAACTTTATTAGTTCCCTTATCAACCGCAGATACGTTAATGATACCGTTAGCATCTATATCAAAGGTCACTTCTATCTGTGGAACCCCTCTTTGTGATGGTGGAATGTCAGTTAATTGGAATCTACCAATTGTTTTATTGTCTTTAGACATTGCTCTCTCACCTTGTAATACGTGGATATCAACACTTGGTTGGTTATCAACTGCCGTAGAGAACACCTGAGATTTTTTAGTAGGGATTGTTGTGTTAGATTCAATTAATTTAGTGAATACACCACCCATAGTTTCAATACCTAATGAAAGTGGGGTAACATCTAATAATAATACATCTTTAACGTCTCCTGCTAATACACCACCTTGAATTGCCGCACCTAACGCAACTACCTCATCAGGATTAACACCTTTTGAAGGTTCTTTACCAAAGAATTTTTTAACCGCTTCTTGAATTGCAGGAATTCTTGTTGTTCCACCAACTAAAATGATTTCATCAACATCACTAACTTTAATACCGGCACTCTTCAACGCACTTTCACACGGTTTAATAGTTCTATCAACTAATGGTTGAACTAATTGTTCAAATTTAGATTTACTTAATGATGTTACTAAGTGTTTTGGAACACCATCAACAGGCATCAAGTAAGGTAAGTTAATTTCGGTAGATGACGTTGAAGACAATTCAATTTTCGCTTTCTCAGCAGCCTCTCTTAATCTTTGTAATGCCATTGGGTCTTTACTAACATCAATACCATTTTCATCTTTGAAAATACCAACTAAATAATCAATAATTGTTTGGTCAAAGTCATCACCACCTAAGTGAGTGTCCCCATCTGTTGACATTACTTCAAATACACCATCACCTAACTCTAATATTGAAACATCATGTGTACCCCCACCGCAATCAAATACTACAACAACCGCGTCTTTAGATTTCTTATCCAAACCGTAAGCCAATGCCGCCGCAGTTGGTTCGTTGATAATACGTCTAACATTTAAACCTGCGATTTCACCCGCCTCTTTTGTTGCTTGTCTTTGAGCGTCGTTAAAATAAGCCGGAACAGTAATAACCGCTTCAGTTACAGTTGAACCCAAATAATCTTCCGCAGTTTTCTTCATTTTTTGTAAGATAGTTGCTGAAATTTCTTGTGGTGAAAATTCTTTACTATCAATTTTAACTCTTGGTGAGTTATTTTTCCCTTTAATTACTGAATATGGAACTTTTGTTGTTTCATTTACACATTCATCAAATGATGAACCCATAAAACGTTTAATAGAATAAACCGTATTAGTCGGATTAGTCACTGATTGTCTTTTAGCTGGGTCACCAACTTTTCTTTCTTCATTAACAAAACCAACAATTGATGGTGTTGTTCTTTTCCCTTCACTGTTAGGGATTACAACAGGTTCAGTTCCTTCCATTACGGCTACACACGAATTTGTGGTTCCTAAGTCAATTCCAATAATTTTACTCATACTTTTCTTTTTAATTTATTTATTATTGACTGATAATATAACAAAACTATGCCAATACATCAAGTATGACAAAATGTCAGTAAAATAATTTTGATTGTCAGTTTTTTTAATTAAAAAATACTTATATTTGTCAGATATGGCAAAAGAGAATAAAGTTGAAGATAAAAAGTGGGAAAAAACTCACGAATTTGAAGATTGTATCACTATTTGGAGATATGATAGTAAAAAAAGTATGTATAATCCCTATGAAGTAGAGATTAAGTATAAATCAGCGAAAAAAGGGGTTAAGAAAGATTAGTCTTTATCTTTAGTTGCGTATTTTACCCCCATTATTGTTCCAACAATACTAAATGCGTTTGTTAATAGGATTCCAAACATATTACTCCAAGCAGGGCCGATAGTATTAACTTCTTTACCCATAACAATTGAGAATACATACATTGATGTTGTTATTACGGCAACGAATACTATTACACCTAAAGCCACTTTAACAATATTACCCATTAATTCTGTTTGGGTTTTTTTCTGTAACAAATCTAAATCGGTTAATGCGTTTGCCTTAGCATCTTCAGCTTCTTGTCTGGCAGATTCAGTTCTTTTCATTTCTTCCTGAAGTTCGTTTTGAATTCTTTCGTTTTCTTCTTTCCAAACAAGAAGTTCATTATTTTGACATTCAATTTGTTGTTTAGAATTCTCAACATTATCTAAGGTAATTTGTAATTCT